CAAGTCACTGTCCTCATCAACGATGATGATGATTACTGGGCAATCAAACACAACGCAATGCAGCAAGTGCATGATGACATTCACTGGCACTTGAAAGATAAATTTATTATTGATTATGAACAACACTGAATTTCTTTGGGTTGAAAAATATCGACCTAAGACTATTGAAGAATGTATTCTTCCTGAGGATACTAAAAAAACTTTCATGTCATTTTTAGAGAAAGGTGAGATTCCTAACTTGCTTCTTGCTGGACCTCCTGGCATTGGAAAAACAACTATTGCTAAAGCGTTATGTAATCAACTGGGAGTAGACTACTATGTCATCAACGGATCCGACGAAGGTAGATTTCTTGACACTGTACGGAATCAAGCCAAGAACTTTGCTTCGACCGTATCACTTTCGGGAACTGATGCAAAGCACAAAGTCATCATTATTGACGAAGCTGACAACACAACCCATGATGTACAGCTCCTATTACGGGCAAATATTGAGACGTTTTATAAAAACTGCAGATTCATCTTTACCTGTAACTACCGAAACAGAATTGTCGAACCAATCCAATCCAGATGTTCCGTCATCGAATTTGGAATTACAGGAAAACATAAACCTGCCATTGCCTCCAAGTTCTTCAAAAGACTCCAAACAATCCTGGATTCGGAAGGTATTAAATCTGATCCAAAAGTCCTAGCAGAACTAATTAACAAACACTTTCCTGACTGGAGACGTGTCTTGAATGAATGTCAAAGACATGCATCTTCAGGAGAAATTGACTCTTCTATCCTTGCTAACTTTTCCGATGTCCATATTCAAGACCTTATCAAGGCGCTTAAGAATAAAAAGTTTCCCGAAGTACGTAAGTGGGTCGTCAATAGTTTGGACAATGATCCTAGTGTACTTCTCCGTCGTCTTTATGATGCTCTTTTTGAAACCCTTGACGGTCCTAGTGTTGCTGCTGCTGTCCTCATTATTGCTAAATATCAGTATCAGATCGCGTTCGTAGCAGATCAAGAAATTAACTTGCTTGCTGCGATGACTGAAATTATGGTGGAGTGTGAATTCAAATGATTAATGCAAAATTGATTCGTATCATGACTGGTGAAGAAGTTGTGGCCGAACTGGTATCAGAAACTGAAGATGGTATTACCATCAAGAATGGTCTTGTGGTAATCCCACAAGCACAGAATGTCGGATTTGCTCCTTGGGCTACAGTAATTTCTAAGGAGAATCCAGAGATTACAGTCTCCAAGTCTCATGTAATTTACATGGTCGAAGTTGATGAATCTGTTAGGATCAAGTATAATGAGATCTTCGGGAGTAAACTTGTTACTCCAGACGAAAAGAAACTGATTATCTGATGTAATGAAAAAGAAACTGAAACATCAGGTTAAGTCCAGATGGTATTATGTCTTTTGGGGCATCGCTACAGTCTCTGTAGTTTCTGGACAGTTGTACGTTGGAAGTGGATATAGACTAATGTCTGCTTCTATGAAGGAGTTAATTGAACATGCAGCTAAGTGAAACGGATGCGGTGTATGCAGCTAGTAAGTTCATCAATTACTTTTCAAACACGGGAAGGATTGATGAATATCTTCGCACGATCAAACTAGATCGTATTGCTGACCAACCACAATCCCTTTTTGGTATGAGACCTGAAGATGATCTCTTCAGTGACTTTGATATGCATCCACAAGACATGGATATCAAAATTTATCCAGCTGGTCAAAAGGATAGAACAGATTCTTTCCAGAATGAATATTTCAATGAGAGACTTCAAATCACGATGTCTCATGCTTTTGAAACATCTATTCCTGGAAAATCTCTGAAGTGGATTGTCCAGGAAAAGAATACTGATAAGACTATTGGATTTATTAGGTTCGGTTCTCCTACTATTAATAGTAAACCTCGTAATGAGTGGCTGGGAGATACTCCAGACCTCAGTAGATTTAATCGCCATGCAATCATGGGATTCGTCATTGTTCCGACTCAACCCTTTGGGTTTAATTATCTGGGCGGTAAACTTCTGGCACTTCTTTGTTGTTCACATGCCGCTAGAGAACAGTTAAATAGTAAGTACGGTTCTAACATCTGCCTGTTTGAAACAACGTCCCTCTACGGGTCTACAAAGTCCTCCTCACAGTACGATGGTCTCAAACCCTACATGAGGTATAAAGGACTCACTGACAGCGATTTTACACCCCTTCTACACGACGATATCTTTAAGGACCTGAACAAATGGTTTATCGCAAGGAACAACGACAAACTCTTAGTGAAAGAGGACGCATCGAGCCGCAAACTCAAAACGCAACAAAAGATGATATCAGTTATCAAGAAAAACTTACCTTCTCAAAAGGTTGCGGAGTTCCAAACTGCGATTGTAAGTGCAAAAAATCTGACTGAACAAAAACGTTTCTATATGTCTGACTATGGATTCGGTAATGCTCGTGAAGTTATTCTTGGTCAACAAGAAACTCTCTGCCCAGGACAAAATTATGAAAAGTTTTACACTGAGAACTTGATTACTTGGTGGAAGAATAAAGCTTCTAAACGATATGAGAAGCTAAAGTCTGAGGGTAGACTTCGGACTAAACTTGAAACTTGGAATACAAATCCTGATGAGATTGATATTATCCGATGACTAATGACACCTGAAGAGTATCAGTACGGCGGCAGAGAGATATCTCCCGTTAATATTTTGTTGCTTATTAGTGACCTTGAGGGAACATATCAAAATCTCAAGTATATGGGATTTGGTGATGACATGAAAGTCCTTGAAGAAATGAAAGGACGATACTATAAAATGTACTTTAAAGTGAAAAAAGAATGGAACTCAAAGACTGGTTAAACTCTATTAATTTCAATAAGCAAGATCTTATTAAAGAAGATCCTGATCGTGAAAAGAAGTACCCTGCTTTTATTATAAACAAGTGCCTGTCTGGGTTTCTGGATACTATTATGTTTGCTAATGAGATGAATTTATCTCATCAATTATCAAAGAAACTCCAATATGACTTTTATCTAAATAGTCTCAGGAAAAAGAAGAGATTTTCTCCTTGGCTCCGAAAAGAAAAAATTAAAGACCTTGATCTTGTAAAACAATACTATGGCTATAGTAATGAAAAAGCAATGCAAGCTTTGACTATTCTAAATACGAAACAACTGGACTACATTAGAGAACGACTTGACGTTGGAGGTACAAAATGACTGCATTTGCAGAGCCTGAAGTTAACTGGTCTGCCGATCAGATGGTAGAAGTGACACTAAATGAACCTGATGATTTTCTAAAGGTTCGTGAAACTCTAACGAGAATCGGTGTAGCTTCTCGTAAGGAAAAAAAGATCTATCAATCCTGCCACATTCTTCATAAACAGGGTAGATATTATATTGTTCACTTTAAGGAACTGTTTGCCTTGGATGGCAAACATGCTAACCTTACTATTAATGATGTACAAAGGCGTAATCGCATCATTAATCTCTTGAGTGATTGGGGACTTGTCAATATTGTCAAGCCTGACGATACTACTGATGTTGCTCCTCTAAATCAAATCAAGGTCTTGTCATATAAAGATAAGAATGACTGGACACTAGAGACAAAGTATAATATTGGTAAAAAGAAAAAGGTGGAAACCGTATAGAATGTAGGGGGTTTACCACCCTCTTTTTTTATGGTATGATATCTAAATAGTGATGGATGCCTTCGGGGTCCTTACAACACAAACTCGCTTTTTTAAGGAGCTACTATCATGGGTGGAAACCTACAACGATATCAAGCGTCTGATCTTCCTCAGTTGTTTGATCAAATCACTCGTAATGCTATTGGGATGGACGATTATTTTGATCGTATCTTTACTCTCAATGAATCGGTTAGCAATTACCCTCCATTTAATCTTGTCCAAGTAAGCAATGTAGAGTTTAGGCTTGAAATTGCACTTGCTGGATTTAAAAAGGAAGAGGTACATGTCTTCACAGAATTTGGGAAACTCTTCATTGAAGGGAAGAAAGAAGAGGAGTCTCAAAATACCTATGCCCATCGAGGCATTGCTCAAAGGTCATTTGTCCGCAGTTGGACTATCTCTGATGATACAGAGATTCGCTCGGTTATCTTTGAGGATGGGCTACTGACGGTTGAACTAGGTAAGGTTGTCCCTGACCACCATCTTAAACAAGTATGGTTCTAAATACTTAGGAATATCGTCGCCGCAGGGGGGAGTCTGGTCACAGTCAGACACACCCTCCTTTTTTTTGTTTTGTTTTACTTGACAAATAAATAATTTTCATTTATGATACGAGTATAATAAACCTTTGTCATGGATTACAAACCATATTCGCCAGAGTGGCATCGATACAGATACTTGAAAGAAGCGATCTACAAGTATATCGATGATTATATCTCCAATGATATAATTATGACTGACATTCTAAATATTGTGTGTGAGCGTCAGGAAACTGCACACGCTGAATACCTCAAACTAGAGGATCTTGAGATGAAACTAGATTTTAGAGACTAAACCTCATGCTTTCTACCAAATATAGACTGCGATTAGAATTTATCTGTAAATGCATTGCAAATGGAGAGGAAGTAAAACTAGATGATATGATCTGGGCAGAAAAACTTGCCAAATCTCATACCCTTGCCAGGGATTGGATGAAACAAGCACGACGACAAGCTGCTCAAGATATTGAGGAAGGCAGTACCGACGATTTTCTGAATAGGATGGGACTAGGAGACCCCGATCCATCCAATCATAAAACGGGGTTCGATAGTGCAGAAGATATTAAGGATTGGTTTCAGAGAGATAAGCCTGATGATTGGAGACAGCGTGACTGATTATGTCTGTGTGCAGACATGGAACCCTATTTTTGAACGTATGCAGTATCATTGGGTACATAAGTCAGAAAAAGATCCTGTTCAATTCGTGAAAAATCTTAATCCAGAAGAGGTGTATCTTTGAAGCAACTCTTTATCGTACCTATTAGTGAGAATGAGTGTGTCACTCACGACGGATACATTCAGATTGGTATCTTCGACCATTCTGTAGAGAAACATATTGAGTTGAGTAATGCTATCTGTGGTGATGATCCTATTAACTGGCAGGAAACATACTGGATGCCTGATCCATTCTGTATCAGGTACAAAAGAGCATCATTCCAAAGAACAGAAAAGATGAACGAGGGTTCACCTAGAACTGATAATGCTATGGATAGTCGTCCTAGAGACTTCCCCGATCAACCAACCGAAAGACTTGAGAGGACATTATGAAGTGTAAAGTTGAACTATACAAAGCAGGTACAGTCTTTGAAGAGATTGTAATTGCTAGAGACTATCAAGATGCTAGGGAAACTGCTTTGGCAAGAAATCCTGGAGCAACTGTTATGGGAGTCACAGCAGTATTTGAATGAAAAACAATGATTTATAATATACCTGTTGATGATGAAGGTGTGATTATCCTGCCTCAGGAACTTCTAACTGAATTAAATTGGGAACCAGGTGATGAAGTTGAATGGATAGATAACCAAGATGGATCATTTACTGTGAAAAAATTATGGAAGTAATTACATTAGGTAAGGTTAAGACTGTTTATGCTGGTGATGATGCACAGCAAGTCATCATTGAGTACCATGACAAAGTAACTGCTGGTAACGGTGAGATGGTTGACCATCCATTAGGCAAAGGATCTCTCTGCTGTAGTATTTCATCTATTATCTTTGAGAAACTTTCCAAAGAACACATCCCCAATCATTATATTAATATGGTTGGTGCTAACAAGATGATTTGTAAGAAGGTAGACATCGTTCCTCTGGAGGTTATTTGTAGGAATCGTGCTGCTGGATCTATTGTTCGCGAGACAACTCTTCAAGAAGGTTACTCATTGCCTCATCCTATTGTTGAGTTTTTTCTGAAGGATGATAATAAGCATGATCCTTTGCTCACAAAAGATCGTGTACGTCTGATGGGGTATAACCCAGAACCTTTCATTGAGATGACACTAAGAATTAATGATTATCTTCGTCAGATGTTCTACATCTTGGGTATTGACCTTGTAGATTTTAAAGTTGAGTATGGATACGATGCTCATGGTGATTTGTATCTTGCCGATGAGATTAGTCCTGATAGTATGAGACTCTGGAAGATTGGTAGTGATGAAAGATTTGATAAGGATCTATTCAGGAAGGATGAAGGTGATATTGTACCTGCCTATCGTGAGATCCTTGACCGACTACAACCACTGGCAGTCCAATGAAGCATCACGTCCCTGATGAGATTAGAAAGAACTGCTTTGATTGCTTCAAGAGTTTGAATGAAGCAGAGAGAGCAGTTGTTATGTATGGTGATGATGCATATCGTGAATCACTAGACCTTGACAATGATGATGCTCCCTGTTGGAAAATACCTAGTGGAGAGTCAACAACCTTTGTTGGTTGGAACCCTATGTGTATACCAACAATGGATTACATCGTATGGAAACTAAAACGTCGTGAACAAATTGCTAAAGGAGAAATTTATTAAATGAAAAAAATTAAGATCACTCCTCAAACATACATTGATATGAATAAGG